CTCTCCGATGCTGAAAGGCGCTCGACCAACCGACCGGCGCGTTCACCGGCGCGGCGGAGGTTCAGCAGGAACAAGGTAATGGTGACTGCGACCAGTAGCAGACCCATCGCTTTGCGCGCCGGGCCGCTGGTGAGAATTGCGGTGATTAAGGCCATCATCGCCGCCCTCGCGTCCAATCATCGATCCGTGCCCAGACCGCGACGGCAATCCCGCCCAGCGCCACCGCGATGAACACCCAGCGGAGGGTGTCGAGATATGGGATCAGCGGCAGCACCGCGTCCTGCGTCTCGGCCAGAACCTCCTGCGCGACCTCGACCCCGGCAGCGCCGACTGTGGCAACGCCGGCGGCCCCGGTTCCGCGCAGCGTCCGGCTCTGGGCGAGGACTTCGCGCGCGGGCGGTGTTTCCTCGACGAAGGCGGTTGCCCGGACCGGGAAGTGGTCACCCCAGGACCGGGCTGGACCCAGATCGATGTGCATAAAACCTGAGCGCGGGTAGAAGCCAAAGCCGAGGAAGCCGACTTCACGCGCCGCCGCCTCAAACGCCACCGGATCATGGTTGGCCATGGCGATATCGAAGGCGGTGCCGAGCATGTGTTTGGAAGCCGGCGCACCCCCGACGGCGCGGTTATGCTCGGGGCTGCGATAGGCGGACAAAACGATCAGTGGCTTGGCGAGCCGGTTGCGTAAGCGCTGTAGCATGTCCATCGCCTCGGTGTTGATCTTGATCGCGCCAGTGCCGCGGCAAGCCATTTCGGCGGGCGAGAAGCTGGGCCAGTGCCAGGCGGTCTCAGGCACATCGCGCCAGTGGGTGTAGGTCAGGGTCGGCATGGTTATCCTCCAGATGCAAAAGGGTTCCATCCTGCGCCTCGGGGCGGCACAGGCTTCGGGGTCGGTCGTGCAAGGCCGCCGCCGCGAGTGTGTTGGTTGGTCGGAGTTGCACGCGGCTCAGTCGGTGCGGCCGCGCTGGAACGCCTCAAACATCAGATCACGCATGGCGCGGATGTCGGCCTCGATGCGTTCCAGCCGGTCGGCATCGCCTTTGCGGTCCTCGGCGCGCTGGCGATCGACGCGGTGGCGCTCGGCGATCAACTCGCGGTCAAGGCGCGCCAGCATGGCATCGTTGGTAAAGGCTTTGCGCGTGGCGGAGGCCAGCAAGGCAATACTGCCCCCAACCAGTGCGGTGATGGCGGCGGTCAGGCCATTGTCGCGGAGTGCCTGGCCAACCTCCTGCAGAAGCGTGGTGCGATCCGTCATGTCGGTTCTTTCTTGGGGAATTCTCGAGACACGTGCGGGCGGCGTTGCGAACGACGACCGCGGTGGCTCTCGTGGTGTTTTGGGGCTGGCTTTACGGGGCTGGGGCTCGGTCCATACGGTGGCACGAGCCCAACCTCGGCTGGCTGTGCGAAGGTGGGGCTGGCGATCAGATCAAAGCGACCTTGTCGACGACCGCGGCGTTGTAGGGTCCGGCGAGGGGATCGAGGGCAAAGACCGTGTAGTCAAAGCCGATCAGGGCGGGGAGCGAGAACACCCCGCTGGCGTCACTCTGGCCATGAAACAGATATTTCTGATCCCCGCGGGCGACGGCCACCACGGAGCGAGAGACCGGCGTGTCGTCGGCGCGTACGATGCCCGAAAGGGCCCCATAAAGTTGCGGTGCGCTGTCGCCATGTGTCCCGGTCGAGAAATGCGACAGGTACGCGGGGAAGCCGGTCCCGGTGCGGCCGATGGTCGAGAAGCCGGTGTCGTTGGTGCTGGTGAACGTGGTGGTCACATCCCAGCCGACAGGTTCGGGCTCGCCGATCGGCCAGGCTTTGGCGAAGACGCTGACAGTCCCGGTGCCTTCGACCCGCAGACGTACGGTGACGGGCCAGCGGTTGCGACCGAGCGACGCCAGACTGATGGTCCCGAGATCGCCCTCGCCGCCACTGGTGTTGCGGCGGCGAACCACCACGCTCGAGGATTGGGGCGCGACAAAGATGCTGCCGTTCGGGGTTGAGGTCCAGGTTGCCGGGGTGCGACAGAAACACTGGCTGGTCTGGTTGTTGGCCGGGTTGGGGAAGACTGCGAGGATCTCATTGGTTTCGCTGGGTGTGGCGTCCGCGGTGATCCGGAAACTTGATCCACTGCCGCCGCCGCCCGGACGACCGAACGTGGATTGCATGCCACCGGGGCCAAAGAAACTCTTGGAGGCGCCACTGGTCAACAGGTCCAGATCGGCTTCGGTATTACTGAATGCGTTGTCGGGTGTGGCCCAGCGCGCCGGGGCCAGCCATTTGAATTGGGCCATGGTGTCAGAACTCCAATGTGATTGTATCGCCCGCCGGCGGTGAGAAGGGGGTGTTGGGTATGGTGAGGGTGATGTTGCTTGCGTCGGGCGGCGCGTAGGGGCCCGGCGGTGGAATTTCGCCAAATATGAGGGTGACGGAATCGCTCTCTGGCGGACTGAAAGGATCCCCGCTGAAGGAGAGGAGGATGCTATTTGTCGAGGGGGGCTCATAGCGATCCGGCGGCGGTCCTGCTGCACCGCCCTGAGCGAGGATCGCGGCGCGCATCAGGAGCAGGCTCATGCCACGCTTCCCGCCAGCGCACCCTGAATGACCCAGGACTCCGGACCGCGCTTGGTAAGGGCGGCGCCGGACCATGGTCCATCGAGGGCGACCGTTCCGCCGATGACGCCATTGAGCGATACGCCAGCAGCGGCCTGCACTGTCGCCACGCCGCTGCCCACCTGCGTGATGTTGATCAGCGCGCCGATCTCAAATGGCACGCTCGCCTCGGCAGGGATTGTCACGGTCACCGGGGAAGCCCCGCTGGTCTCGAGAATGCTGCCGGTGTCGATCAATTCCAGAACATGCGACGCGGTGGCAAGGGTTCGGATCGTCACAATGCCCGGACGCGGCACCTCGACCCAGGCCGCGCCGGTGAAACGCACAGCTCGCGCCTCATCGGTAATCCAGACCTGCCAGCCGTCTTGCGGGGTGAGGAACACCCAAGCTTCTGCGCCGACATCTCCGTCCCAAAGTGCAAGGGCATTGGCATTGGTGCCCGCCGCAGCTGGTACAATCAGGATCTGGCCGGTGCTGCCGGTGATCGGCAGCGGGGTGCTGCGCGATGCGGCGCGCGCTTGAACCATCACCGAGAGGCGGCGTAGGTCTTCACTGAGGCTGGTGCCCCAATTGCGTTGACCGGGATCGTAGAAGGCGCGCAGCCCCAATCCCGGCATGATCCGTTCCGGCATATGTGTCCTCGTTAAGGTGCAAGAGTGTGTCTGGATGACGTGCCCGATTGCGCGCGGCGCGTTCCGGGCGCACATTGGGCCATATGGCCTGCGGTGCCCTCTCGGAACGCTGCGGGCTCGTGTTGTGAAGTGTTGGTCGCCCGTCCGTGTTTGACAGTATCGATTACCATCCCGCGCGCCGTAGCGCCCAGATCGCCTTAGCGCGTGCCGTTCTACGGACGTGTGCGGAAACGGTCATCTTGCACCAGGCCTGCGCGGTGCTGCTGGCCTTGAGTGACGATCCGTTCGATCGCAGGCTGGCCGAGGAGTTGCTCCACATGCAGAAGGATTGACGCGCAGCCGCGTGGCCGGTGCCGCACCTCCCGGTTCTTCGCGGACAGGGCCGACGCATCCGCTCAGCTGCCCCAGAGGAAACCCCAGCCGCGATCCCAGCCGGCGGCAAAGGGCGCAGTCAGGCGAAACCAGCGCGCCTCACGATCCGTGATCCAGCTATCCTCAGTGAGCCGACGCGAGCGGACCGCGACCTCAATCTCGGCCGTGCGCTCCGGCGCGCCACTTTCGGGGATATCCTCGGGGGCAAGGATCCAACGGGTCCCGGTGCCTGCGTCGATGACGATGCCTGCGGGCAGGATGGGAGCACCCGTATCGGGGTCGATCCACCGGACCTCGACAGTATAGCTGACACCCGGCTCCGGCCCGATCGAGGCGGCGGAGTGATCGACGATCACCGGGCTGGTTTGCGTCAGCCGGTCCCGATGCGCCCAGGTCAGCACCAGATCACCGATGACCAGCGCATCAAGGTCGGGCACGTAGCTGTCGTTGCCCTGCACCCGGCCGGGCGGCAGTGGACGGATGGCGCGGCGGTCCAGTGTCACCCCATCCTCGGGGGCCAGGGCAAAAGCCAGCGCGCCGCGTCCGGTCTCGGGCAGAAGCCGGACCGCCAGGGTCTCGCCCGCGGCCCAAGAGGTCTCAGTGATCCGCGCGGCCTCGTCGAAGAACACGATCGGCGTTCCCGCCACATGCGCGCGCGGCGCCGTATCAAGGCAGCCCCGGCCCAGGGTGATTGTCGTCTGGGTGATCCCATCGATGCGGACAAGCTCACCGCCAATCGAGGCCAGCGTGCCAATCCCGATCTCACCAATGTCGCGCCAGCCGGTGACGGCAATGACCCGATCCTCAGGATGATCGGATATATCGCTGGCCAAAACCGCCGTCGGTGCAAAAGCCACCATGCCCTCTTGCACGGGACCCGTGCCGGGATCGATCCAGAGTTGCGCCGCCAGTGCATCTGCACTGGGCCGCTCGCCGGTGGCGATCAGTGCGCCCGCGTCCGGATCCCCGGCAAGACTTCGGTCCGCCTCGCTGTGCCCCAACTCGCGGACCAGCAGCCAGTATGGAGCCTCCTCGACCATCCGCCGCGCCAGCGCCCGAGGCGGTGCCGTAACGCCGGTGCCGCTTGGCAGGCGCCCACCCGCGATGGCGGTCGCGCCCAGCGCAAAGACATCCTCGGCGAGTTTGAGGCGAATTCCATTGTCGCGCCCGTCTCCCTGACCGATCTCGGAGACGCGCATGACCACATCGTGGATCCCCAGCCTGTCCGAGCGCAGCCGGATTACATCACCGGGTCCGAGGTCCGCGCCCTCGCGGGTCACGACAATCTCGCCGGTCAGAAGCGGCACCGACAGTGCGCGCAGATCGCGCTCCGCCACGCGCACCGCAAGCCCCTGGGTGCGGATGCCGGGATAATCCAGTGTTGTGGCAATGATCTCGCCCATGGCCTGCACCCGGGCGGTGTCGGTCACGCTGACCGCGCCCGTCTCGTCGGTGTTTGCATCGGTGAAACGCACGGTGACCGAGTTCACGAGATCAGAGGGAGCACGCCGCCCCAAGCGGCCCCAATCCACGACATTGGTCTCATCGAACAAGGGCAACGTCGAAGCCGAATAATCGGCGCGGATGAGTTTGATCTCCCAGAGTCCGGTGCGCCGATCAATGAACAGCGTCGCATCGATAGGGTCGAGGACGCTGGCTATAAACTCTTCGATCGAGCTGTCCTGTTGCCAAATCAGCGACAGGCCGAAACCCTCGGCGTAGAGCGTATCGGCCGCTGCGGTAAAACTTTCCCCGATCTCGACACCCGAGTACCCAAGACCCCAGTCGCGATTGGTCAGGCACTCTCGGATGATATGGGCCGGGTTCATATCCGGCCCGTTGCCAAACGCACCGCGCAGGGAGGCGACCAGCGCTTGGGCGTCGCCGGGCGGGATGACCGGCACGCCGTCCACCGGCGTATTGTCTATGCGCGCCGTCCAGGTGGTGTCTGCCAGCGCGATATTGAAGCCGAAGATATCGGTCGGGGGCAGGGTGGCGATGATGGCCTCGGCGGCATCGACCGAGGAGGTGGGTTCGGGGAACCCATCGGTGACGAACAGGAGGATCCGCCGCTTGGAACCGCTGCCGGCGAAGAAGGCGGCAGCCTCGGCAAAGGCGGCGTCGAAACTTGTGCCGCCAAAGGTGCTGATCGGCAGCGCCAGCATCCAGGCCTCGAGCTCCGTGTAGTCATCGGGGCCCATATCGCGCCGCTCAACCGAACCCGCGACCGTGGCGTTCCACAAGACGATGCGCATGTCATTGGGCCGGTCGGGATCGACGCTTGTGCCAATCTCGCGGATCAGCGCAGCAATGCCTGCCTTTTGCGCCGCCATGCGGGTGCCCGACATCGACCCCGAGGTGTCCAGCGCGATATAGATCGCGGCATCGGATATACTGGCCTCGGGGAGGATGGCGGCGCTCGAAGGATACCATTGCTGGGCACCTGCTTCACCGGACAGTACGCGGGTGATCCGCACGGCCCAGGGCTTCAGGTAGGGATTGATGCCGAGATAGACCTGCCGCAGCACCAGGCTGCACAGCCCGCGGTAGGCTGGCACCTCGCCATTCATGCGGGCTGCCAGATAGTCGTTCTGCCCTTGCTCGGGACCGCCCATCAGCACATCGATATCGCCGCTGATGCCGCCTTCACGGCTTTCGCCGCCAAAGAGATCGGGGGCATCGATGCGGATGCGCCCGCCGACCGCGCCTGCGTTGCTGGCACCGGTGGTTGCGAGCAGGCTCTCGACCGATTGCGCCGGAAACGCGAGGCTGGCGGGCAACACTGTCCAGGACGTGGTCTCGGTCGCCGGGTCAAACGCCACGCCTTGCAGCGTGACCCGCTGACTTGTGCCATTTGCCAATTGCAGCCGATAGTCCTGGCCGACGCGCACGCCCGGCAGCGTGCCGGGAAAGGTGATTGTCGCACCGAGGCTCCCGGCCAAACCGGGGATCGCTGCCATGCCGGTGGCAAAGCCGATGGGTTTCTCCACCGCAGACCCTCCGCCAGAGGTGCTGCTGCCGGTTGTGACGGACCAGGCGGTGCGGTGATCAACCAGGATCTCGCGGATCGCATCGACGGGTCCATGGCACAGGGCGAGATGCATCCCCAGCGAATAGCGAAACCCGACGGTTTGGGAACTGCTACCGCCCATCGCCAGCCTCCTGGGGCGCGAGCGCTGCAAGGCGTGCCTGCCGCGTCTCGGCCACCTGGATCACCGGATCGACCAGCGCGTCGCCGGTGGCGCGCAGGCGCTCGGCATCGATGCCTTGCGTGAGGAAATCCTGCCAGTTGAAGCCATGCCTTTGAAACCATGGCCGCACGCCTGCGAGGCAATAGCGCGCGGCGCGCAGGTCCTGGATCGTGACAACAAGGGATTCTGGGGCGGTTTGATCCGGTCGCGTCATTTCTTGCCGCCTTTCTTCTTGATGGGATCGACTTTGAGATCGCCGGCCCAGACCGTATTGGGCCCGGTGATCAGCACGGTGCCAAAGACCACCGGGATTGGGCGGCCTTCTTCGGCAGTGGGCAGTGAAAAATCGTCAAGCCCGGCCGCCTGGGGCTTCTCGGTCTTGGGGCGTGGGTTCAGCGCATAGGAGATTGCCGAGAGCACCAGCCCGAGGACGAGCCGTGCAATGAAGGTCCAGACCATGGTGTGCCGTTTGTGGATGGGCGCTGCGTGGGCGTCAGACTAGCGTGCGCGCGTCAGACGATGGAGCCGCCGCCGAAGGGATTGCGGCCGGGGATCTCGGGAAAGCCCCCGAAGTTGAGAAGATTGCCGAATTTCTCGGCGCAGGTGGACGCGCGCAGGTCGCAACCCGGTGCCAGATCGACACGCACGGGCAGCGGATCGCCGGTTGCCGGGTCGAGGTCCGGCGCGGCCAGTGCGGCAGCAAGCTCCGGAAGCGGTCGGGATAGGGTGAGTTGCGCCCCGACATGGCCGGTGATGAAGCCGAGCTGCGATCCAAACCGCAAGACTCCGCCACGGAACCAGCCGTCTGGCTGTTCTGCTGCCTCCGGGATGGTTACGGCAATCCCGCTCACCATCGTCACAGTTCCGGCTTGCCAGTGCAGCGCAATGTCCAGCCCGCATCCGCGCCCGTAAAGCGCGTGGCGGCAAAGTCTCTGGTACTTCGCCCGCACGCCGGCGCGGCGCAAGGTGCTGAAGACGGTCTCGCAGGTCAGCAGGAGGCGCGGACCCTCGACCTCCGAGCCCACTATGCGCCCCTTCCAATGCGCGACCGTCTCGCCCAGCACCTGCTCATGGCCCCGAAAAATCGTGAGCGTGACGGGTGTGTTGCCCATCGGGGCCAGGAAGCGTCGCGCGAAAGGATGCGACAAGGGCCAGCTCAGCTCCAGCCGCCCGCGCTCGATATCGCTGGTCTGCACCACATCACCATGCGCCACGGCCGCAGGCTCCCAGGTGAGGGTCTCCCCGCCACTGCCAGAGCTGGTCCAGGCGGCGGCCCGGCTGGTGAAGCGCCAGATCTGCAAGCCTTCGACGAACTGGTAGAGGAAATAGGGTCGGCCCTCGGCGGTGGAGGACTCGATGCTGGCGTAGGTCATGGGTGGGGACTCAGTGGGGGAGAGTGGGGCAGGGAGTTCACCGGATGCGGTGGTGCCGGAGGAGTTGATGGCATGTGCAGCGACATCTCTCCGGCATGGTTTATCGGCGACGGCTCAGTCCGCCCGGATAGGGTGGACGCGGAGCAAAACGACCGGGATCACATCCGCCTCATGGAGACAGTGCATCAGCCGGGCAAAGCCGGCCACGGTGACCGGTCAGCCTATCGGCCAGTTCAGCGTTGCCGACGGGCCGCCAGCCAGAGGTCCCACGACGCCCTATCGCCCGCGAAAGCATTGAGGTCGCTCTGACCCGGCACACCGGGGACAACACCGGTTCCACTGTATTGCCAGAAGCTCCAGTGTTCACCGGGATACCGTGTCGACGGATGGTCGGTG